CGGTTACGGTAGAACAGTTTCGCGAATACGTAGGAACTAAGGAAGACAGCGAGTTTATTGACCGTTGTTTAGCCGTAGGTCTTGCTCGCGTGGAACAGCGCATAGGCGAAGTTTCTACCGTACCCGCTGCCCTAAAAGACTTATGCGTACTAGCGACCGCTAGCGAGTGGTATCACCGCAGGTCTGCCCCTGGTGGAGTAACGCAATTTGCAAGTATGGACGGTTCGGCTTACCGACTAGCTAAAGACACTATGACTTCCGTTTATGCGGAATTACGCGACTTTCTAGGCGACGCGGTGTAATGAACGAACTAACCGCAACCAAAACCGACTTCGTAACCGATCTAGTATTAGCTGGGCTACAGGTAGAAACGGTTGCTTACATACCCGAACGAATTACCCCGCCCGTGGTTATTGTTAGACCTGGTGGTACTTATCTAAGCCCTAGCGTTTTAGGTGCGAGAGAGTGGCAACTAAACCTAGAAGCCGATCTAATCGCAGCTACCGCTGGTAACCAAATGGTAGAGGAAGAACTAGACGCGCTAATAGTTGCGTTTATTGAAGCCCTACCGACTTACGCCCGTTTGGTAAGTATTTCTGCGCCTACCGGTCTAACCACGGGTAACGCAGAATACCTATCGGCAACCGCCACGCTAGAACTAGCAATAAACCTAACACCCGTAGAAAGGTAAAAAAAATGGCCGCTTCAAACCGCCTAATCGCCCGTAATATCAAATTCTTAGTAGACGGCGACGAATTCGCTTGTGATGCTAACAAGATCACCCTAACCCCAGAAGACGCAGCTAACGGCGTACGTACTTTCTGCGAAACTAACGTAGAGAAGACCTGGAAACTAGCAATTGAGGGTATCGTATCCCTTGACGCAGCTAGCCTATACCAGACCCTTTTTACACTTCAGGGTACGCAGGTAGACTTCGTTGTAGCCCCAGCTGGTAACGCAACCGCTTCAAGCACCCAGCCACACTACACCGGTAGCGTAATCATTGACGACCTACCGCCACTAGACCTAACCGCTGGCGAGAACACTAACTTCTCAATCACTTACACCGTAGACAACGGTACCCACGACCCAGCAACGGGTTATTGGTACGGTCTACGTAAGAAGACCAGCTAAAGCTAATGGCTACCGACCTTTACGGGCGGGGCGGTGCGGTAGAGGTAGACGGGTTAGTAACCACGCTTAAGACTATGAAAGCGTTAGGCGAACCCGACGAAGCTCTAAAGAAAGCGCTAAAGCAAGCTGCCGAAACTATGGCTACCGCTTCGCGCGACACCGTACCCGTCGGTAAAGGTAAAGACCCCCACAAAGGGCGACTAAAAGCTTCTATTCGCACTTCTGCGACCGCTAGAGGGGCTTTTGTTATCGCTGGTAATAAAGGCGCACCCTACGCTAACCCTATTCATTGGGGCTGGTTCAGGGATCGTAAAACCGCAGCTGCAAAACGAAGCCCTAAAGGTTACATAAACAAGAACATAAAACCAAACCCGTTTTTTGCTAAAGCGCTTGGCTACACCCGCCAAGAAATTTTTGAAAACTTTACTAAAGTTATCAGTAACGAAGTAAACGGCATTATTAGAAAACGACGATAGGAAACCACAAATGAACAACGTAAACGAATTCTTAGACACCCTAACCCTGGGGGAAGTAGAGTTTTACGAAACCTATACCGGTGAGGGTATCGGCGAAGTCTACGACGCAGGGCTAATTGGCAAAAGCACCGTAGCGCTTTACACAATTCTAAAAAGACGAACCAAACCAGACTTCAAAGTAGAAGACGCAAAAAACATAAAAACTATGGAAGCTTACGAAGAACTAAAGGCTTTCAACGACCCAAAAGTAACCCCCGAAGCGTAGAACGTATGGCTAGTTTTTGTTTAGCAACGGGCATAAGCCCCAGCGAATACAAAAAACTAACACTTACCGAATACGCCGAATTCGTTAGACAAGTAGAGGAACGACAAAATGGCGAGTAACAGCTTCGCTTTACGCTTCAAAATGCTGGGCGACGCTTCGGGTCTTACTAAAGCAACACGTAAAGGGGCTAAGGATCTAGGCGCATTAGGTAACGCTTCAAATAAACTAAACGGCGTACTAAAAAGCGCTTTTGTCGGTTTCTCGCTGGCGGGTGTTACTAATCAACTATTTCAATTTGCCAAACAAGCTAGCGAAGACGTACAGGGTAGCCGACTACTACAGCAAAGCCTAGAAAACAACGTAAAGGGCGGGGCAAAGTTTTCGGGGCAGGTCGAAGAACTTGTTTCAAGACTAAGCGTTATGGCCGCGGTTACCGACGACGAAATTAGACCGGCTTTTGGTTATTTGGTTCGTAGTACGAAGTCTGTTGAAAAGTCTTCAAAACTTATGAGCGTAGCCCTAGACCTGGCAGCTGGTTCGGGCGTATCGGTGCAAGCAGCTGCGTCGGCTTTAGGTCGTGCTTACAACGGCAACCTAACAGCGCTAAACAAATTAGTACCTGGTGTAAAGAAACTAAAAGACCCACTAGCCGAAGTTGAAAAGCGTTTCAAGGGTATGGCAAAAATTCAGGGTGATAACGATCCTTTTATGCAAATGACTATTTTAGCCGACGAAGCTAAAGAAGAAATTGGCAAAGTATTGCTACCCGAAATAAAAAAGTTTGCAACTTATATGCAAACCGCAGAGGGTAAAAAACTTATCGAAGATGTTGTTACTTCAATCAAAGACCTAGTACGTGAGGGTATCAAACTAGGCAAATGGGTAATAGATAACAAACAAACCTTTATCGTCTTCGGTACCGTATTGGCTGGGCTAAAAGTTACGCAAGCCACTATTACGGGTTACCAAACATTACTAACCGTTTGGCAGGGTTTAGCAAAAGCAAGCAAACTTATTACCGCGCCAAATGTCGGGGGCGTAGGTCTTCCGCAGGGTCCGGTAAAGCCTGGTGGCAAAGCACCTACCGCAGCAAAGCCTACGGGCGGGGCTAAGGGTACTTTTGGCGTAGGTGCGCCTACCGTCGTAGCAGCTGCAGGGGCAGCTGCAGTAGCCGTATACGGGTCTACTATGGTGGACTTATTCAACACCGACCGCAAACTATTCGCTAACGAAGTAAAAAAACAAGTCGCCCGCGCTAAAGCCTATTCACCTGGCGGTATTTATTCGGCTACTGATCTATTGGTAGGCGGTGCTAGTGGCGTACAGCGGGGCGCACCCGTGAACCCTGGTGCTGGCGGTGGCAATATGTCCAACGTTACCTACAAAGTTGTTATAGAAAATAACAACAACACTAAGATTACGGGGCGTGAAATTGTTGAAGCTATCAAAGCCGAAGCCCGCCGACGTGGACAAACTTCGGGCGTTTGGAACTTAGGCAGCTTATAAAATGACCGTACCGTTCGTCTTAGCCGATCACCTAAAAGTCGAAGTATTGTTACCCGATACCGACGCTATGGTATGGGGTATTTCTAAATGGGGTGCTGGTACCAAATGGGGGGCCGCAAGTACCCTAGAGTGGCGCAATATTTTGGCAACCGTGGCAAGTGTGAACGTATCTAACAGCGTACAAAACACGGGTAACCTATTTTTTAGCCCCGTGGCAAGCGAAGCAACCATAGAGCTATACACCGAAGACAATAACCCCGACGTAAACCAATTTCTACGCCTAGGTACACCTATACGAATTACTTACATAAACCCAAACGCAACCCCCGAATTATGGGTAGCTGGTTTCTATGGGCGTATTCGTAACTACTCAATTAGATACGACCCGCAAGACAAACCTGTAATTTCTATTTCGGCGACTAGCGTTATTCAAGATATTCTAAGCACCGTCTTACCCGCTTATTCTGCCCCAGCCGAAACATCTGCAGACCGCGCTACCCGACTAGTCGGCAAAATGCTTGCTACTTTCCCAGAACTTACAGGCGTAAATATTGCTTCCAATACTGCCAGCTTCGCAGCAATTCCTACGGGTGATTACACTTTCCAAGAATTATTAGAACCATTAGAAGCAAATGTTTTTGGCTGGTCTTCACTAAATTATCTTGCTTCAGTAGATCAACTAGCCTACAATATCCAAGACTACGCAAGTATCCACTTATCTAGCCCGCAATTCACCGGTACAAACCTAACGCCAACTACTTCTAGCCAAGTATCGTATTCGCAGCTCACCGCAATTGAAAATACAGCAGACCTAATAAACGTAGTAGTAGTTAGAAATACCAACGGCGACGTACTAGCTTCAACTTCTAACAATTCAACTATTCAACTATTCGGTAACAACCCGTACGAATTTGTTGTAGATTACGCTACCGAAGCCGACGCTTTCGCTTGGGCAACTACAGCCGTAGCCAACCGTTACGCCCGAACCTATAACGCAGAATTTAGGGGAATAAACCTAGACGGGAAACTAAGCCCAGCCCAAAGACTATTTTCGCTTCAAGCTGCACCCGCCTACGCTTACATAAACCTAGATCAAAACAACGTAAACCGTACCGACAAAGTATTAGTAACACGCCACGAACACACGATAACGCCAACAAATTGGCTAATTACAATAGAAGCAACAAAGGAAGTATAAAAATTGCCTAGAAAGACTTTTGTAGACGGTACCGACGCTTTAGCCAGCGACGTAAATACCTATCTAATGGATCAAGCGACCCAAACGTACGCTTCGTCTACCGCCCGTGCTTCGGCACTTCCTACCCCTACAG